CTGCAACTGGCATTAAGAACAGAGGAAACAATATTCATCGATTTCAACCCCGCAGATGAAGAAAGTTATGTCTACGAGGTGGCCGATAAGCCGGGAAATAAATTGATAGTTAGCACCTATAAAAACAATAGAGCTAATTTATCAAAGGAGCAGGTAGAAGAAATCGAATCACTGCAGTATGCTGATCTGAATTTGTGGAATGTTTTCGGCCTTGGTCTTCGTGGTACCAGCAGTGAAACAATATACACCCACTGGAAAATAGTCGATGAACTACCGGGTAAGGGAGAAAAAGTTTATGGGCAGGATTTTGGGTACAATGTTCCTTCTGCTTTACTGGACATTGAGTTTTATGAAGGTGGAGTTTACTGGGACCAGTTACTATACGAGACAAAACTTACCACCGGTGATTTGGTGGAGCGATACAAAACGCTGGACGTTAATAAAGTCAGAAAGCTGTATTGTGATAATGCCGAACCAAAAACCATTGAAGAGCTTAGCCGGGCTGGTTATAATGCAGTACCAGCCGATAAAGATGTAACTGAAGGAATTCGTAAGTGCAAGAGTATGCCACTTTATATAACTAAACGATCTATCGATGTGATAAAGGAAATCAAAAGTTATAAATGGAAGACCGACAAAAACGGCAAAGTACTTGATGAACCGGTTAAGTTTAACGATCACGCGATGGATGCCGGGCGGTACGGCACGTTCACCCACCTTATCAAACCACAACGCAAAATAACAGCATTCTAATGCCGCAAAAAGAGGTCAACTTAAATAATCGTGGTGGTATATTAAGACCAATAAAACAGATAGGCAATTGGTTTGCCAGCCTATTCCGCAATAACCGGAGTTTATTAATGAATATCGGTGACCGCGAGGTAATTACCGATGTAACGGCAGATACAGCAATTACAGAGGGGTTTAACGGGAATACGGCAGTGTATTCAATAGTAAAGACCGATTGTGAAAAGTTTGCCTCTATTCCAAGGTTTGTTTATGATACAAATAAGCTAAAGCAGCGGAAAAAATTTATTGACCCATATAAATTTATTAAGTCCTACAATAAGGACGCTATTATCATTAATGACCTGTCTAAACTAATTGAGCGGCCAAATCCCATGCAGGGGCAGGCGGCATTTTTAGAACTCGCCAGGGCATTTTACAAAACCTGCGGCGAGGCGTTTATCTGGCTGAACAGGGATATGCCGGATAACCTGCCGGTGGATGCTGATACCCGCCTTTACCCGGTTTTGGAAATGTATGTACTTCCCAGCAACAAAGTAAATATTGTTCCGGATAAGGATAATATGTGGGGAGTGAGCGGGTATATACTCAATGCAGGCGGTATTAAGCTGCCAATTCGCAAATATGATGTTATCCACTGGAAAGACATTAACCTCAATTTTGATATAACTACACGCGAACACCTTCGCGGCATGCCTGCATTAAAACCGGGGGAGGAAACGCTGCAGGCCAATAATGACGCCGAACGTGCGACGGTACGCATGTACCAGAATGATGGCGCCAAGGGGGCGTTATACGGTGAAGATAAAGACGGCATAACTCCCGAACAGGAAACAATTATACGAGGTGTTGTTGATCGCAAAATCAATAATAACGATATTAAAGGATCGGTTGCCACGCTGATGGGCGTGGGTAAAATGGGCTACCTTGATTTCGGCGGCACCAGCGTTGATATGGAACTATTGGAAGGAAAGAAAATGAGCTGGTGGGAATTGTGCAACCTGTTAGGCCCGCCGTTCGAACTATTCCAGTCTCAAACAGCCTATGCAAATAAAGAAATGGCGCAGAAGGGATGGGTATCGAATAAAATTATTCCCGCATGCAAGTCTTTCGATGATGAACTCAACCGCGTGCTACTAAGGGCTTTCAAGTTAGAAGGCCGGGCTATAATCGCCAGCGACGCTACCGAACTCCCCGAACTGCAGGCCAATATGAAGGAGCTTAGTGAGTGGCTGGAAAAATCACCGGAGATAACACCTAATGAAAAGCGAATAGCCAAAGGATATGAACCATATAGTGCCCCGTTGATGGATGAACCATGGCTGGATGGCCGGCCAATTTCCGAACATGCGGATGATGGTTTTGATGCGATGGCGGCGCAGCTGGGCGTGGAGACGCAGCGCATGCAGAAGCCGGAGGATGAACCGCAAAAAAGAGCGACAATTAAGTATTCATTAAATGGAAGTCATGCTTAAATATTTAAATTTTATAGTATTTCAATGGGTTTTTATTAGGCTGACGAGATGCAAACAGGAAATTATTGCCGAGGCGTTAGTCGATTCATGGGAATTATTCAATAAAACAGATGTAAGTGTTGCGCTGAAGCCGAAAATAAAAAAAATAAAACAATGGTATTCATTTCAGGGCTGGATATTTCCGTTAACAGGATGGGTAAATGGTTTTAAGAGAATTGGCAAACCGTGGTTCTTAAAAATAACTAAGACAAGACTGATATGATGCATTCGATTAGCACACCACGTAATAAGGCCTGCGCTGATATGATCCACCGGATAGAAAACCCGTCTTCAGCTGAGACGCTGGATATTAAAATCCGCGCCGACCAAATCCTGAACGAACGCCGGTCAGAGCAGTTTAAAGCGGATTTAACTCACTGCCTTACCAAAAGATTACCGTTTATACTCTATGAAGATGAAACAAAGTTCAAGCATGGAAACTATTATGTAATTATTCCTTCGGCGATGAAGATGCTGTGTTATATGGATAGAACACTGAAGGCCGAAACAACCAGCACTACTGTAGATTCATTTGCCAATAATGTACATATTGCCATAGCGGCGTATGATAAAATTTGGATACCCAGCCAGAATAAAAAGGTTGGGGAGGCGTATACTGGGCTATTGATTACATCGACAACATAAATCATATTCGGGTATGACTATTATCATTATAATGTTATGGTTAAGCGGGGTGGTCGCCACCTATTTTTTGGCGCGACATGACATTATGGGTTGCGGCGAATGGTCGGTGGGCGACAGGAATTTAGTAATCATAATTTCAATTTTTTCGTGGGTAGGGCTTATTTGCGGGCTGCTCGTTATTCTATTAAAAAAAATAACCAACAACGATCGCCCGGCCAAGTGGTAAATTATTTGCCCGAATAAAAATAAAACTTTATACTTTTGTGTAGTGAGAAAAAAATAGATGTGAAGTGCAGCAATTGCGGTAATCATTTGTTTAAAAAAATAGTTACCGGCGATAGCAAGGACAAAGAGTACGGCGGTATAGAAATTAACTGCCGGAAGTGCGGGGTGTTGAACACTGTGGGCGTGGTAAAGAAGTTAGAACCGGTTATACCTAATAACCGAATTTCATTCAGGACTAAAGCCTAAACAGAGCCAGGCTAAAAATAGTAAAGGCCAGTTTCATTCTACGGAGTGAGACTGGCCTTTTTGCGTTATGTACGACCGTATAAAAAATATAGTCGATAGGCAGTACCCGATTACAAAGGATATGTGCGAACAGAAAAGAACACAAACCCGGCACCTGCGGGAAATAAGAATTAAAAGGTTGTTAGAAGAACTTAAAGACCTAACAGTTGAACAGCAGTTATTCACTTTAAAACAGTGGGAAGATGAGAAATAATGAAGACGATTACGGTTTTATGCCGCTGGAAAAAGTAAGGGAGTTTATAAATGTCGATACATCAAAAAACTCAAGGTTTAATAAAGGGAATAACCCCATAGGCGGCTGGGTTATACCTGTTTCAATTGTTGTTATGGCCGCCGTTTGTATAGGTAGCCACTGGTTATGGGATGTATTTATAAAACATTTTTGTTCATGCAAATAATTTCTATGAGCGATAAAGAACTTACAGCAACACTACCGGCAACACCGGTAAGCGCAGAACCTAAACCGTTTCCAACACAAATTAATGTACCGGAGACGTTAAGATGAACCAGAAAGACCGTGCAGCCTATAGCTCTTTGACCATTCAGCAAATGGCAAGGTATGAAAGAAAATACCTGCGCAAGTTGTACGAGGCATTGCGATCGCAGGTCGATGCTTTTATTACCTCGATGAATGAACGGGGACTACAGGCGGCGAAGGCGCAACTCAACCTAACGGTCATCAATGATCAAATCGGCACGGTTATCCGGGACCTGTACATCGAGGTGGGGCTTTTTTTCGCCCGTAAGGCATGGCGGGAAATTCAGCGCAGCGTAAGGAAGGTTGAAAAAGCGGCCTCATTTGGTTTCAATGAAAAGTGGACAGCCGACATTATCCAGTTCTTTCAAATATTCCTGCTTAATGATGCGGTACTGCCAATAACAGAGACAACGAAAAACCAGATACTTGATATCCTGTCAAAAGCTACCATAGAAGGATGGAGTATTGATCAAATTGCCCGTGCACTGGAAAAACCTGATTTACTACTCTGGCGTGCCCGGCTAATCGCCCGGACAGAAATCGCCAAAGCAACTTTTGCGGGTAGAAATATAGCCAACCGCGATAGCGAGTATGCAACACAGAAAGAATGGATAGCGGCAAACGATCACCGAACCCGGCACAGTCACCGCAAAGTAGATGGGGAGGTAATTGACTACGATATGCAATTCCAGGTCCCACTGGCTAAAGGCGGTGTAGAAATGATGAAGGGCCCGGGAGACCCAACGGCGAGTGCGGGAAATGTTATCAACTGCCGGTGCAGTTTAGCCATGACAGCCAAGCGGGATGAAAACGGCCGGCTGATACGAAAAAAAGCAGTAACAGTAATTCAGCCCCAGCGGGCAATAACTATTTAAAATACTTCGGGGCAAAAAATAAGCAATGCTTACAAAAGCGACACAGGATTTAATTGTAAAAGATATTGATGTCAGCAAGCGTCAGGCGGTACTCGCCCACGCCACCTACAAATCACTTGACCGCGATGGCGACCGGATGAACCGCGGGATGTTCGATAAGTCGTGGAAAGAAAATTTTCATCTTCTTCGTTATTTCCTGAACCACAAAAAAACAGAGGCGCCGGGAAAAGCATTACGCACATGGGATGACGACGAGCATGCATATACCGAGGTAAAGCACGGTACCCATACGCTGGGCGATGATGTGTTGAAAATGCTGGACGAAGGAGTGATTACCGCCGTGTCGTTTGGCTTCGACCCCAT